TAATAAATGCATATTTGATGAAACTAAATGCAAGAAAGGATTATTAGCATTAACTAACTATAAAAAGCAATTTGACGAAATAAGAAACTGCTTTAAAGATAAGCCTTTACATGATTGGTCAAGTAATGGGGCTGATGCTTTTAGATATTTAGCAGTAGGAATAGATGAAAAAAGATTCTTGCAGAATAAATATCAAGATGATTATGCTTTGACTTGACTTTAAAACTATGTCAAGTAAAATATTATAATTTAATTAAATATATTTATTATGGCAAGCGGAGGGGCAATAGCAGCATTAGCTGCAGGACTTTTAGGAGGTGGTGCAGCAGCAAAGAATGTGCAGCAAAGAAAAGAGAAGCAAGTAAAAGAAAGGATTCAGGCGACTCAAAACAGATTACAAAGCGAAGCAATAGCAGCGCAGAAGTTACAAGAAGAACAAGAAAAAAAAGAAATAGCGCAAGAGTCAGTAAGAGAACAAAAAGCAAGAGCGAGACGAAGAACTATTTTTGCAGGGCAACCATTAGAAGAGAATATATTTCGTAGAACTTTAGGAGGATAATGACTAACGCAAAAGAGCTTTTACAAAAAACGCAAACACTATCAGCAGAAAGAGCAAACTTTGAAACAGAATGGCAAGATGTAGCTGATATATTCCGTCCTGTTAAATCTAACATTACAGTTGACAGATCAAAAGGAGATAAGGAGAATATAACAAGGCTCTATGAATCCGCACCAATTAATTTCGTTCATCAGTTAAAATCAATTATTATAGGGGTATTTTTTAATAGATCTATAAAACCAATAACAATTACACCAGTAACAGAAGAAGTAAACGAAGATCAAGAGGTTAAAGATTGGATTACTGAATTTACAGATATGATCCTTAGAGTAATGTTCAATCCTAAATCAGGATTTGAAAGGGCTTTAAGTGAAGCAGTTGCAGATGATATAGTATTTGGAACAATAGCAACATTCATAGAGGAAGGAAAGAAATTTCCGGTTAAATATCACACTTTAAATATTAAAAACTTTCTTATAGCTGAAAATGACGAGGGCGAAGCTGATTATGTTATTATAAAACATAAGATGACAGCAAGGCAAATTTATCTAAATGGGAAAATAAAGATGCAAATATTCATGAAAAAATATTACAAGCTTACGAAAAGAATCCTTTTCAAGAATTTGGTTTGCAATTACATATATTTCCAAGAAAAGAAAGAGATAAAAAAAAGATAGATAGCTTAAATAAAGAAATAGCGGGTTTTTGGGTAGATGAAAAACACCAAACTATAATTCAAGAAATAGGCTGGGATTCAATGCCAGTAGCTATTGGCAGAAGCGAGAAATCAACAAATGAAGTTTATGGGACTTCTAGAGCAATGATTGGCTTACCAGATGCAAGACAGATCAATGAAATGTCTAGACAGTACAACGAGGCAACAGAAAAAGCTTTAAAACCTCCTTTAAATGTAAATGCTAATTACGCCAAAAGGGTCAATCTTAGACCAGGTGCATTAAATAGACCAGATCAAAAAGCTTTACCAGCAGGAAGGGCGGCAATAGAACAAATATTGACAATAGGAAATATTCCGTTAACTCAAGACTTAATTACTAGAAAAGAGCAAAATATTAGAGAAATATTCTTTTTAGATAAGCTTAAAATCTTTGATGATGCGAGAGCAACCGCAACACAAATATTAGAACTAAGAGCAGAGACATTCAGAATAATGGGTGATTTTATATATGGCATTATTGACTATACAGAGCAAATATTGAATAGAACTTTTGATATTCTATTTAATAAAATATATATTAAAAATGCAGATGGCAATTTTGAATTAATCGAAAATGATTTATTCCAAAAAGAAATACCAGATTTATTATCTAAAAATCCAGAATTAAAAATTAATTATCAAAATCCAATTACTCAATCTCAAAGATTAAACGAATCCGCATCTATTGAAAAACTAATGGCAGGAGTTTTAAATTTAGCACAAGCACAGCCAGAAATTATTGATAATATAGATTTTGATAAATTAGTTAGAAAGTCTGCTGATATATTAGGAATTGATCCAGATATTATTAAAAATCCTATTATCGTTAAAAACGAAAGAGAACAAAGACAAGCTCAAATGCAGCAGCAACAAGCTATGGAGCAGGAACAAATGGCAGTAGAAACAGCTAGTAAGGCAAAACAATCTAAGCTTATATAATGACAGAAGAGCAACTAAATAAAATATTTCAACAAGTATTTGAAACAGAAAACGGAAGAGTTATTTTAGAACACTTACAAAGAGTTCTTTTAGAATCAAGCTTCTCAACTGAACAAGACACCACTATTAATGCTATACTTCGTCAAGGAGGTATAGAATTATATCAATATATCCTTTCTAGGGTTAGAGAGGAAATAACCGACCAATAATAAAACTATGACCGACCAAATAGAAAACACAGAAGTTAGTGCAGAAAATGCAACAAGTGCAGAAAATGCACCAGTTGAAACAGTTAATGAAACAAGCTTTTTAGATCAAATCACAGATGAAGAAATAAAAGGCTCTAAATCATTATCTAATTTTAAAGACATTAATGGACTAGCAAAGAGTTATATTAACCTTGAAAAGAAGCTAGGCGCACCAAAAGAGCCAGAAAATTACGCACCAGAGGATTACACCTACGAATTACCAGAAAATTATCAAGCTAATGACGATCTATTAAATCTAGTAAAAGATAAATCTGTTGAATTAGGAATTAAGCCAGAAGCATTTAAGCAGTTAGTGGAGACTTTTACAGGTGAAGAAAGTAAGATAATACAGGGAATACAAGCTGATAATGAGGCTAGAATTAACGAACTACAAAACTCTTTAAAAGAAGAGTGGGGAAATTCTTATGATGATAACTTAAAAATAGCAGAAAACACATTTAAACGCTTTGCAACGGAAGAAGATCAAGAGCAATTCGCATCTCTTTCACCTGAAGGCCAATTGGCAGTAGCTAAAATTATGCATAATGTAAGTCAACAAATCGGAGAGGGTACTCAAGGAAAAGTTGGTAATTCACAAGGGGGCTTGACAAAAGAAGATGCACTTGTTAAAATTAGTGAAATTAGGAATGATAGGACTATTGATCCTAATGTAAGAGATAGAGAACTTGCTAAGTTATACCCGATAGCTTACGCCAATGAAACTGGCGAATCTTTAGGGGTAGTAACTGGGTTTAGTAGAAATTCTATCTTATAAATAATTGTCCAACATAAGTAAAAGGTAGCTTTGTTTAAGTCTTTGAAGGTTGATGGGTAGCAATTGACGGCGAGAAATCGCATTTTTGTTATTTAATTAATTTTTAAAACTTAAACAATGTCTAATACACAAAATCAAATACATGTAAAACAGTTTAAGGATGATATTATCCAAGCTGTACAACAAAACAACACCCGTTTAGACGGAACAGTAAGAAGAAAAGAATCTGTAAAAGCAGAAGAATTCTTTTTTCATAAATTAGGTGCTTTAAATCTAATTGAAAAAATAGGAAAAAATCCAGAAACTCCCTATTTAGATCCACTTCACTCAAGAAGAAAAATGACACCAAGACCTTTTCATGGTTCTTTGTTTATTGATGACTTTGATGTTAATAGATCAATTATCTCTGGTTTAGATAGTGATTACATGAAAGCTTTAATGAACGCAGCAATGAGAAAGAAAGATGATGTTATTATTGCCGCTGCAACTGGTACAGCATACGAAGGAAAAGATGGTACAACTGCTGTCAATTTCCCTTCTTCTCAAGTAGTATCAACTGGTGCTTCTAATGGTCTAACTGCTGACAGAATCCTTGACGGTAGAGAAATCTTAAGAAGCAAAGATGTTGATCCAGATGAGAAAATCTATTGCGTTTTAACTTCTAAACAACACAGACAACTAGAAAATGATAATAAAATCATTAATAGAGATTTTACTGCTGGTCAAGTTTTAGATAAGGGTATTATCGGCGTTTGGAATAATATTCACTTTATTTTATCAGAAAGACTTTTATTAGACTCTAACGGTGATAGAGATGTATT